TCACGCGGCCCCACCGGCAGGGGTAGAGATCGGTTCCAGATCGCGCACCGTGATGTACGTCAGCCGGGATGCCATAACGTCGACCCCGACGCCGACCACGCGCACCGCCTTTCCGTGCTGCTCGATGCGCAGGCCGCGCTGCGCGATCTCGGCGCGCAGTTGCGCTTCCATCTCCTGCTGACGCACCGTCTTCATACGAAGGCGATCAACTGCTCGATGCTGGTGATCGGCTGCGTGACCTCGGTCGCCGCCGCCGCGCCGATCGCCATCGCGAGCGCCTGCATGCCGTCGATGCGCCCGGTCGTGCGGGCCTTGTCCAGCTTCCTCGAGCCGGCCGGGTCTTTCACCACCACGGCATTGGCCGCGCACATGCGCAGCACCGGATGGTCGCCGTGCGCGATGCGCGCATTGAGCAGCTCGGCTTCGAGCGCATCGAGCGCCGGCGCCATGTCCTTGTAGCCCTGCCCCCACTCCACCAGCGGCAGCGAGCAGCCGATGCGCTCGAACTCGCGCCGCAGCACGTCGATGCGCCAGCGGTCGAACGCAACCGCCTGCAGGTTCAGCCCCGCCACGATGCCGGCGATGTCGGTCGCGACGTGCTCGTAATCGACGCTCGCCCCCGGCGTCGTGCGCAGGAAGCCTTGCCGCGCCCAGGTGACGTATGGCGCGCGGTCCCGGCGCTCCCGATCGGCAAGCCCGGTCTTCGGCGTCCAGAAGTGCGGCACCACCTGCCAGACGCCGGCCACCTTGCCCACGAGCACCAGCGCCGTCAGGTCGGTGCGCGCCGACAGATCCAGCCCGCCGAAGACCGGCGTATCGGCGTCGAACGGCAGCACGTCGCCTGCGCAGGACGCCCAGACGGCCGGCGAGACGAAGGGCGCGTCGGTGGACACCCGTTGATTGAGCAGCAGGTTCCGCGCCGCGTTCTCCGCGCTGGGCATCCGCCCGGCCTGCGTCAACTGCTCGCGCAGGTCGTCCTCGGAACGGAAGATCCCGAGCGCCGGGTTCGCCGCACGCCAGGCGTCGGCGTCCATCAGATCGCAGTCCTCGGGCGCCGCGTAGAGGTGCGAGACGATGCGCGGGTCGTTCGAGGCTTCGGCGTCGTCCAGCCACAGCGAGAACAGATCGGCATCGCTCGCCGCCTGCGTCGAGATGGCGATCAGCAGCGGCGAGTCGTGCGCGCCTTGGCTCGTCGTGATCGCGTCGATGAAGTCGCTGTGCGGTCCGCGCACCTGCCCCACCTCGTCGAGGATCGCCAGCACCGGAGAAAGCCCGTGCGCCGTCTTGCCCTCGGCCGCGAGCGCTCGATACTCGACGTTCAGCGGCAGGCCGATCAGGCGTTTGCCGCTCGGCACGATGCGCACGATCTGCGAGAGCTTCTCGGAGAGGCGCACCATCTTCGCCGCCAGCCCGAAGACGAGCGCGGCTTGGTCTCGGGACATCGCGCCGCTGACGATCTGCGAGTTCAACTTCGCCTCGGGTCCGACGAGATGCGCGAGCAGCAGGCCAGCAATCAGGCCCGACTTGCCGTTCTTCCGCGCGATGCTCAGGTACGCGCGCCGCGTGCCGGCGGGGTTGTCGTACACCTCGCGGATGAACCGCTTCTGGAACTCGGCAAGGCGCAGCGGCTCGCCGACGTGCGCGCCCTCGGGCGTGACGCAGTAACGCTCGATGAAGGCGATGATCCGCCCGGCGCGGGTCATTGCATCAGCGGGATCAAGTCGTCGCGCTCGATGGCGCGAGCCTGCTGTTCGAGATGCAACGGCTTCACCTGGTCGGCAGCGCGCCCGACCGTGGCGTCGGCATGGACGTTCAGCGTGCGCGACAGGAGCACGATGCGCTTGATGATGGTCTCGAGCAGGCGATGCTTCGGATTGAGCTTCTCGCCGAGCAGGTCGCCTTCGGCGTCGATCTCGCGTTGCAGGCGTTCTGCATCGGCCTGCGCCCGGGCGAGATGCGCGGCGACGGCGAGATCCGCATCGTTCCAGCGGTCACGCGGGCGATTGAGCATCAGAGCCCGCCAGAACGGCGCAGCCGCTTCGGGCAGGGTGACGTGCTCCGGGGGCTCGATCGGCGCTTGTGCGGCGTTCTGAGCGGCCACAACGGCCGCCGTGATGCTGTCGGAGCGTCGCTGTCGGGGCTTCATGGCGTCTCGGTTAGCGGTGAATCGAGGGAGCACGGTCGGTCTGGACTCGCTCGGTTGCTGGCGATTTTTCGTTCCACGGATGCCCGGGATCGAGCGGCCAGCCGTTCACGTCGCAGCCGTGGTCCGCAGGCAGCCCCGCGCGCTCGCGCCCGGTCTTGCGCGAGTGGCACGCGTGGCAGAGGCTTTGCAGGTTGCCGCGCGCGTTGTTCCCGGGGTTGCCGTCGGCGTGGTCAACGTCGGTGGCCAACGCCACTCGTCCGAGGGCGAAGCAGTGCGCACACAGCGGATGCTCGGCGAGTACCAGTGCCCTCAGCCGCTGCCATCTCGCCGTGTTGAGCGGGATCGTTCGACGCGGATCGGCCGTGCGCCCGGTCGGGTTCGCTCGCTTCGGCAGGTGCAGAATCGGCCGCTTCATGCTGCCTGCCGAGCAGGAAGGTTTTCGAGTCGACGCACTTCGTCCACGTCGAGCCATCCATCGGCGATCCCTCGTTCGTAGAACGCGGCGCGGGTAGTCGAGTCGCCGCGCAGCAGCCCTGCGACCGAGTGCTCGGCGAAGTACGTTCGCCTGCCTGCCTCGGTGAGCAGCTGTCGCGAGATGGCCTGCTCCCACGCGGCCAGGTGCCGGCGCAAGGTCATCGTCACGAAGACGCGCGACATCTCGACGCTGTTCGAGTAGTTGCCATGCCTCAGATCGCCGATGACGGTCGGCGGCACGCGGAACAGGCGCGCGACTTCTTCGACGCTGAATTGCCGCGCCGCGATCCACTCGGCATCTTCGAGCGTCATCGACACCGGCTTGAATTCCATGCCAGCGCCGAGCACCGCCGTCTTTCCAGCGTTCGCCGTGTCGCTGTAGCGTTGCGCCCAGGTATCGCGCAGGCTCTGCAACTGCGCGTCGGACAGGTGCGCAGGCGTTTGCAGGATGCCGGACAGCTTCGTGCCGTTGCGGAAGGTGGCGACGCCATGGTCGCGCTCCTGCAGAGCCAGCTCGAGCACTTCGCGCGCGGCCGTGATCGGCGAGACGCCGACGGCGCCGTTCTCCGAGCGATGGCGCAGGTGAAAGACTTCCTCGGCCACGAGCCGGTGCATCCGGCCCTTCGTGTCGAGCACGTCGTACCCGAGTCGGCCGCTGTCCAATTCGATGACGTTGACGCGATCGTTGTGGATCGGCACGAGTTCGCGCACCTGACCGTCCCAGCCGAATCGAATCTCGGCGAAGGCGTTTCCGCGCAGGAGCACCGCCGCCTGCATCTGCTCGCGGAACTCGAGCGCGGTCTGCTGCTCGTTCGGCGCGTCGTGAAGAACGCGGTACAGCGGATGATCGGTGGCGCGCTCCCGGTCGTCGTACGCGGCGCGCCTGTACAGGATCAGCGGCAGGGATGCGATCGTCTCGCTGATGGCCGCGACGCAGGCGTACACTGCCGAGATGCTCTCGGCCTTCTGCGGCGTCACTGCGTTACTACGTAACGCGGAGAAGTCCTGCCAGTACGAATCGCCGCCGGGTGCCTGGTTCGTCGAGCGGCGTTCGAAGAGTCGTCGCAGGAACTTCATACGGTCAGCAGCCACAGCCGGCGCAGGTCGTGCTCGGCGTGCCTGGCGCGCACCGCGACCGTCGTCTGCTCGTATGCCGGCCACGATTGGACGACCGAGATTTCGTGAAGCTCTACAGCGCGCAGTTCGCGAAGATCGCCAGTCCAGTGATCCTCACGCGCCACGAACCCGAAAGACATGCCGCCGATGTCGCCGCGCTCGGCCAGTGCCAGCAGGTCAGCAGCGGACCGCGTGTCAGGTAGAGCCAGATCGAAAGCAAGTCCATCGGCGTCTTCCTTCAGCATCAACGTGCCCGATCGCGTGCGCCCGAGCAGCGCCTTCGGATCGTGATCGACCAGCGCGAGTATGTCGCGCCCGGAAGCGAGCGAGGCGGCGAACGCGCCCGGTGCGATGCGCTCGCGGAAGGAACCGATGTTCGTCTGCACGCCGAATCGCGCGGCGTAGCCGACAAGGTGCCGGCCCTTCGCCGACACCGCGCCGGCCGCGCCGCGTCGCTCGAGCGTCATCAGATCGCCACGTCGTCCGCGACGACGAACGCCTGCGGGTGACGCAGCGCCACGTCGACGGTCGACATCGCGCGAACCAGCACGTTCCCCTTCGTGTACGCCGTCTCGGCGAACGGGTTCACGAGGATGTCGACTTCGCTCCAGATCCCGAGAATCGCCTGCGACCAGTCGCCGAGGATCACGGTGCCGGTGGCCGGCGAGCCAGTCGCGGGAACCTGATTCGTGACGTATACCGGCCGCTCGGCCATGTGCCCGTTTTCGAGCAGGTAGCCCGGCAGGCCCGTTGCCTTGAGCGTGCCGCGCAGCTTCGTGGCTACTTCCGGGTGCGTGAGCCAGGACGACACCGGCGCGTTCTCGAGCTCGGCCATCTCGATCATGCCGAGCACTTGAGCCCAGGTCGGCGTCGCGAGCGTGCCCGACTGGACCCCGCTGGTGCCGACCGACGCGAGTACGCCGTCGGGTTCGTTCGCGCCGCCGCCCTTGATGAGCGCCGAGTCGATCGCCTGCGCCAGCATCGCGGCCAGATCCTCGCGCACCAGCCGCTCGATGTCGGGGCTCGACTGCTGGATCAGTTGGCGCGACAGTTCGGTGAGCCCGCCCGCGTGCCGCGGCGAAAGCATCACGGAATCGAACGACATGTCGCTCGGCGTCAGCGCGCTGTTCTCGGCAACCCATCCGACCGTCAGGCCGGAGCCGTGCTTCGGAATCGAGACGTTGCCGCTCAGGCCCGAGAGCACGCGCACGCCCAGCCGACGCGCCAGCAGCGCATTGCGCAACGGCGAGATGTACTGGTCCGGCCGGTGGTCGGTCGGCACGATATCGCTTACCGAGGTGGTCGTGCTCACGCGCTGCTCGAGCGCAGCCAGCGGCACGAACACGCCCTGCGCCTTGCGCCCGGTGCGACGCTCGGTCTCGCGCGAGTACTCGGCGGCGGCTCCGTCGAGCGCTCGGCCTTCCATGCCGGCACGCAGCACGTCGAGCACGTTGACGCGGCGTTCGAGATCCGCGAAGGAACGATCACCGCCGCCGGCCGGCGTACCCATCATCCGGCGCTCGGCGTCGAGCAGGAATTGCGCGCGCGCCTCCTGCGATTCCAGGTCGGTGATCTTCGACTTCAGTGTGTCGAAGGCGGCTTGTTCGTCTGCCGACAGCGAGCGCTTCTCGCCCTCGGCCTTGGCGAGCATCGTGCGCATCTCGGCAACGTGGCCGGCGCGCTGCTCGCGGATCGTCTGAAGGTTCATCTACGGTTCCCAGAGGGGGGTACCGCCGCAGTGGAACGAGTCGCACCGCACCTTCCACCAGAGCGACACCTTCACCTTTGGTGACAGCATCATCGGTGAGAGTGATGCCGGCCCGCCGCAGAACGGGCAAGGCTTCAGATCGCGCTGCGGCTCGTTCATCACCGCCTCAGCGTCTTTCTGCCGACCTTGACGACGCGAAGCCGTCCGGCTGCGATTTCCGCGTAGAGCTTCGTTCGTCCCGTTTGCGCGGCCTCGGAGGCCTGCGGGACAGTGTGAACAAGTCGTTGCATGTGTGTTCGTCCTTAACCACGCTGCGCCACCAGCGGCACAGACGAACACGATTAGATTGTTTGGCGACGGCGACGTATAACCGGGATTTATCGCGAATTCCCGGCAGTACCGAAAAGCGCGGCTGCTCGGTCTCGGGTCTCGTAGTAGATGCGCTGGACTTCGCTACGCCCCAATCCCTGCAGGCCTCCGATCCGGTCCTCGATACCCTTGAGCGCTCGTAGCCTCTCCGCCACGCTGTCGAAAAACGATTCGTCGATAGGCCGCGCGGAGTTTTCGTCGAGCAGCCTGCGGGCGATGAGGTGAATCTCCGGCCACAGCCGTTCCTTGCGCAGGGTGCGCAGGTGCGTCCCTTTCGGGTACGGCCGGCCGAATGACTGCTCGTCGTCCCACGAGCTGGCGACGTGGTTCCTCACCGCGTTGAACCGTCGCTTGAATTCATCGGCAAGCCAGGGCGGGATAACCAGTTCGTAACGCGCGCAGTCGGCGACTGCCTGCATTACCTCGAAGCCGCTTTTCTCGATTTCGCTTCGACGACGGGTGATGCCGCGAGCAATGACGCCCTGCATCAATTCGTGGTCGTTTCGATAGCGTCTGGCCGCCTCGGATTCGATCGGCGCCCACGGGTCGAACACCTGGTCGTCGGCGCTCACGCCGCACCCCGCGCCGGCATCTTCACCACCTTCCCACCCGGGTTGCCGTCGATCCAGTCGGCCCACTGCCGCATCATCGTCGTGCGCCGTTCAAGGTGAACCCCGCGCAGGTACGCGGCGTCGGTCAGGTTGTCCTTCGCATGGCTGAGCTGCGCCTTCACGATCTCCACCGGAAAGCCCATTTCTTCGAGGCCAGTAGCGACGGTGGCGCGCAGCCCGTGCCCCGTGAGCTTGCCGCCGTAGCCCATCTTCTTCAGCGCCTGCAGGACGACGTTTTCCGACGCCATCTGATCGATGCTGTTCGGCGATGCGAACGCCAATCGGTCGGTGTTCACGTCGCGCAGCTCGCGCAACATCGCCACGGCTTGCGGCGGTAGCGGTACGACGTGTGGACGGCGCTTTTTCATCCGCTCGGCCGGGACCGTCCACTTACCTGCGTCCAGGTCGAATTCGTCCCACGTCGCCCCGCGTATCTCGCCGGTACGGCTCGCGGTCCACAGGATCATGCGGATGATCCCCTTCGTACTCGGATGGCCCTGGTAGGCGTCCAGGCGCGTCAGGAAGGCCGACAGGTCGGCCGGCTTGATGCTGGCGAAGTGCTGCCGCTCAGGCGCCTCGAAGGCGCCTCCGATGTCGCGGATCGGGTTGTCGGTGCGCCGACCGGTTTGCACCGCGTAGGCGAATACCGCGCCAATGCGCTGCCGGACCCGGCGCAGGGTTTCGAGCTTGCCCGCTTGTTCGATCGGCGTGAGCACCTGGACGATATCCTGCGCGGTCAGCGCGCCGATCGGTCGCTTGCCGATTCTCGGGTACACGTAGTCGCGCAAGCTCTGGCGGTTCTGCTCGAGGTGGCCGTCGGTCCAGCGCTTCTTCTTGGCCGCCGCCTTCTTGGCGATCCACTCCTCGGCGACGACCTCGAACGTCTGCAGGGCCGCGTTCACCCGCTGCGCCACCTGCTCGCGCTTGTGCTGTACCGGGTCGGTGCCCTGTGCAACCAGGTCACGGGCAGCGGCCGCCCGCTCACGCGCGACCTTCAGACCCACGTCCGGGTACTCGCCCAATGCGAGCATCCGCTCCTTGCCGGCGAAGACGTAGCGCAGCCGCCAGAGCCGCGCGCCGGTTGGCTTGACGATGAGTACGAGCCCGCGCCCGTCGTTGAGCTTGTAGTCGGCAGCGCGCGGCTTCGCGCCTCGCAGCATGACGTCCGACAGCGCCTCGATGATCTTCTTCGGCAC